CCCCCACGAAGCGAAATGCTGCAAATCCTTAGCAATTTTGCATGGTTTCGCCTCAAAAACACTGAGGAAATTCGCGAGTTTTGAGGTCTGAAAGTGCCAAATTCCTTAGGAAATCTGCACGGGTTTAGCGGGGCGTTTGGCACTGGTTTTGGCGCGGGTGGCGGGTGTGTCAGATTTGGGACACGCTCGGGTCAGGTGACCCACGACCGGCCGTGGGCCACGGCATAGCGAGGGGAGCCATCATGGCTGGTCGACCTGGCCGGAGCGGCGGCCACAACCGCCTCGATCCGGCGACGCATCTGCTCCGGGGGACGTTTAACCCGACCCGGCACCAGGCCGCCCTCGAGACCGACCAGCCGGCCTGGGCGCCGGCCCCGGGCCAGCTGAAAGGGCTAGGGCCGGCCGGGCGGGCGCTGGTCAAGCGGCTGCGGGCGATCTACCAGTGCTCCCCGGTCGAGGGTGAATTGCTCGTCGAGGCCGCAATGGCGACGGATCGCTTGGCGCAGATCCGGGCGCTGCGGGCGGCCTGCGCGGACACCAAGCTCCTGTTGCGGCTCAATCGGGATGAGCAGCAATGGCAGCGCCAGTTGACGATGCTGCTGCAGACGCTGCGCGTGCCGACGTCCGGGCGGGTCGTCGCCGGAGCACCGCCCCCGTCGAAATGGGCCGGCACGCTGAAGTAGTGCCGCGTTAGGCACAGTCCGAGGAGTGCCCCGCGCTCGGGGCGTGAGTGCCATGCGTGGCACGCAAGACGGAAAGCGCCGCCTCGCGCGCGGTGCGGCTGATCAACAACCTGACGCACACCGGCGACTATGCCGGGCGGCCGTTCACGCTGCGCCCGTGGCAGGAGCGGCGGATCGTGCGCCCGCTGTTCTCGACCGGCCCGGACGGCCTGCGCCGCTACCGGACCTGCCTGTTGATGCTGCCGCGCAAGAACGGGAAGACCGAGCTGGCGGCGGCGATCGCGATCTACTCGCTCCTGTTCGACGGGCAGACCGGCGGCGAGATCTACCTGGCCGCGGCCGACCGGGAACAGGCGGGGAAGGTGTTCGGGGCGATCGTGGCGATGCTGCGCGCCGACCCCGAGCTCGAGGCCGAGGTCGAGATCATCGAATCGCAGAAGCGGGTCGTGCATCGGCGCTCGGGGTCGTTTGCGAAAGCGATCAGCGCTGAGGCCTACAGCAAACACGGGTTCAATGCGTCGACGATCATCTACGACGAGCTGCACGCCGCCCCGAATCGCGAGCTCTGGGACGTGCTCGCGACCTCGCAGGGCGCGCGGCTGCAGCCGCTCTTGATTGCGATCTCGACGGCGGGCTATGACCGCCACTCGATCCTCTACGAGCTCTACGCGCACGCCAAGCGCGTCGAGGCCGACCCGACGATCGACCCGACGTTTCTGCCGGTGATCTTCGAGGCGGCGGTCGACGCCGACTGGAAAAACGAACAGGTGTGGAAAGCCGCGAACCCCGCGCTCGGGGATTTCCGGTCGCTTGAGGACATGCGGATCCTGGCGAAGCGCGCCCAGGAGATTCCCGCGCAGGAGAACACGTTCAGAAGGTTGTACTTGAACCAATGGACCGAACAGGCCGCGCGCTGGATCACGCTCGACGCCTGGGACGCGTGCCGCGTCGACGCGACGCCCGACTATCACCGGCCGTGTTTTGTCGGGCTCGACCTGTCGACGACGACGGATCTCACGGCGCTGGTCGGCGTCTATCCCGGCGGCGACGGGTTCGACGTGCGCGCGTGTGCGTTCATGCCCGAGGCGCGGATCCGGGAACGCTCAGCCCGCGAGCGCGTGCCCTACGACGAGTGGGTGCGCCGCGGCTACCTCGTCGCGACGCCGGGCACGGTCGTCGACTACGAGCGCGTGCGGGCGCAGCTGCACGCCTGGGACGCCGACGGGTCGATCCGCGAGGTCGCGTACGACCCCTGGAACGCGACGGATCTCGTGACGCGGCTGCAGGAGCAGGACGGTTTGACTTGCGTGCCGATCCGGCAGGGGTTCGCGAACCTGAGCGCGCCGACCAAGTCGCTCGAGAAGGCGATTCTCGCGCGCACGCTCCGGCACGACGGCCATCCCGTGCTGCGCTACTGTGTCGGGAACGTGGCGATCGAGCAGGACGCCGCCGGCAACGTCAAGCCGTCCAAGAAACTCTCGACCGAGCGGATCGACCTGGTCACGGCGCTCGTGAATGCGATCGATCGGTTCGATCGGCGCTCGACCGCGCCGGCGCCGAGTTATGCGATTTACGTCTTTGGAGGCGCGTCATGATCGAGCGACGCTCACGCCCCCGCGGGCGGCCCCGCCTGGATCCGACGGATCACTGCGTGAGCCTGACGATCACGCTGTCGTCGACGCAGTTCGCGGCGCTCTGCCGGCGCGCGCTCGAGGCTGACCGCCCGGTGTCCGCGCAGGTCCGCGCCGAATTAAAACAAGAGAAAAATCGACACGAGCCCGGCTGAGGTCTACGCTCCCGGGCCATGCTGACCCGGGCCTATGCGGTCCTCGACGTCAAATCCGCCGACGACGAGGCGCGCGTGATCGAGGGGATCGTGACGACCCCCGAGCCCGATCGCCGCGGCGACACGCTCAATCCCAAAGGCGCCGAGTTCACGCTGCCGATGCCCTTGCTCTGGCAGCACGACATGAGCCGGCCGATCGGCGAGGTCATCGCCGCGACCGTCACCGACGCCGGCATCGCGATTACCGCCAAGCTCGCGCGCGTCAGCGAGGCCGGCGCGCTCCGCGATCGGCTCGACGAGGCCTGGCAGTCGATCAAGGCGCGCCTGGTGCGCGGCCTGTCGGTCGGGTTCAAGCCGATCGACGCGACCCCGCTGAAGAAGGGCGACCCGTTCGGCCCGCTGCGGATTACCCGCTGGCATTGGGCCGAGACCTCGGCCGTGACGCTGCCGATGAACGTGGCCGCCACGATTACCACGATCAAAAGTGCCGCGCTCGGCACGCTCGACCCGTCGCCCCGCGCCCGGGGCTCGAGACCGACCATGCAGACCTTTGCCGAACGAATCGCCGCGCGCGAGACCACGCGCGCCGACGTGATTGCCAAGATGACCGCGCTCGCCGACGGCGCCGACCCGCTGACCACGCTCGAGGAGGCTGACGCCGCGAAATACAGCGAGTGGAGCGCGCAGGTCAAATCCCTGGACGCCGACCTGGCGCGGCTGCGCGAGCTCGAGACGCTGAACAAAAGCCAAGCGGCGCCGATCCCGGCCGACCGCTCCGGGCTCCCGGTCGTCGCGGTCAAGGCCAATGTCCCGCCCGGCACCACGTTCATTCGCACGGCGATGGCGCTCGTCCAGGGGAAGGGCGATTCGATGCGCGCGATCCATTTCGCGCAACGGTTCAAGGACAGCACGCCCGAAGTCGAGCTGATGGTCAAGGCGGCGGTCGCCCCGGGCGACACCTTGACGCCGGCCTGGGCCGGCGTGCTGGTGCAGATCCGGAACGCCGAGAACGAATTTCTCGAACTGCTGCGCCCGGCGACGATCCTGGGGAAAATTCCCAACCTGCGGCGGGTGCCGTTCAACACGCAAGTCCCGCTGCAGACCGGCGGCGGCACCTACGGGTGGGTCGGCCAGGGCGCGCCGAAGCCAGTCACGAAACTGGCGCTGACGACGGCCGCGCTGCAGTTCAGCAAGGCGGCCGGGATCATCGTCATGACCGAGGAGTTGGTCAAACTGTCGACGCCGTCGGCCGAGGCGATTGTCCGGGCCGACATGATCGCCGGGATCGCGCAGTTCCTCGACACGCAGTTTATCGATCCCGCCGTGGCCCTCGTCGCCAACGTCAGCCCGGCGTCGATTACCAACGGCGCCGGCACGGCGGCGTCGAGCGACAACGCGTCGACCGATCTCTCGACGCTGCTCGCCCACTTCAGCACGGCCGGCTATCCGCTATCGTCGCTCACGCTGATCATGAGCGAGAAGAACGCGCTGGCGATGGGCATGAAGCGCGACGCGCTGGGGAACAAGGTCTTTCCGAGCATGGGAGTCGACGGGGGATCCGCCGAAGGGATCAAGATCATCGCCTCGAATGCCGCCGGCACGAATGTCATCGGCCTGTCGGGGCCCGACATCCTGTATGCCGATGAGGGCGGGATCAGCATCGATGTCTCGCGCGAGGCGTCGGTCCTGATGGACAGCGCCCCCATGAACCCGCCCGATGCGACGGCGGTCTACACCTCGCTCTGGCAGAACAACCTGGTCGGGCTGCGCGCCGAGCGGATGATCAACTGGCAGCGCGCGCGCGTCCCGGCCGTCTACTACCTGACCGACGCGGTCTACACCGTCTGAGGGCCGGTTGCGACTGTTCGGGATCGAGCTGACCCGGGCCCGCGCGCGCGCCGCGGCGGTGCCCGTGTCGGGATCCGGCCGCGGCGGCTGGTACCCGGTGATTCGCGAACCGTTCACCGGCGCCTGGCAGCAGAACGCCGAGGTCAGCGGCCAGACCGCGCTCTCCTATGCCGCGGTCTTCAGCTGTACGACCTTGATTGCGAGTGATATCGGCAAGGTCCGCTTGCGGCTCGTCGAGCGGAACGACGAGGGGATCTGGACCGAGGTCGCGGTGCCGGCGTTCTCACCGGTGCTCCGCAAGCCCAATCGCTACCAGACCATCAACAAATTCCTCGAGCAGTGGATGGTCTCGAAACTGGTCCACGGGAATACCTACGCGCTCAAGCAGCGCGACGAGCGCCGCGTCGTCACCGCGCTCTACGTGCTCGATCCGCGGAAGGTGACGCCGCTGATCGCGCCCGACGGCAGCGTCTACTACGAGCTGCAGCGCGACGACCTCGCCGGCATCGCCGAGGACACGACCGCGATCGCCGTGCCGGCGAGCGAGATCATCCATGACCTGATGGTGCCGCTGTTTCACCCGCTGGTCGGGGTGACGCCGATTTATGCGTGCGGGCAGGTCGCGCTGCAGGGCCTGAACATCCAGGACAGCTCGACGTCGTTTTTTGCCAACGGCAGCGCGCCCGGCGGCGTGATCCTGGTGCCGGGCTCGGTCGACCAGGCGACCGCCGATCGCATCAAGGAGAACTGGCAATCCAAGTACAGCGGCCCGAACGTCGGGCGCGTCGGCCTGCTCGCCGACGGCATGAAATACGAGCCGATGACCGTCAACGCCAACGACGCGCAGCTGATCGAACAGCTCAAGTGGACGACTGAAACGATCTGTGCGTGCTACCACGTCCCGGCCGCGCTGATCGACTCGAGCCATCAGCCGCCCTACGCGAACTCCGAGCCGCTGGTGCAGCAGTACTTCGCGCAGTGCCTGCAGTGCCTGATCGTCGCGCTCGAGAACGCGCTCGACGACGGGCTCGGGCTGCTCGACGTCCCCGGCCACGTCTACGGGACCGAGTTCGACATTGCCGATCTGATCTGGATGGATACCAAATCCAAGACCGACGCGGCGACGAGCGCCGTGATGGGCGGCGTCCTGTCGCCCGACGAGGCGCGCAAGCAGTACTTCGGGTTCGGGTCGGTCAAGGGCGGCGATTCGCCCTACATGCAGCAACAAATGTTTTCGCTCGCGGCGCTGGCCGAGCGCGACGCCGATGATCCGTTCAGCAAGCCCGTCGTCCCGACCGCGCCGCCGGCGGCGGCCGACGCGGAGGCGGACGACGACGAACGGTTCGCGAAATCGTTTCTCGTGGAGTTTTTCGCATGAGTGACGCACCCTCGGGCTATCTGGTCGCGCTCGCGCTCAAGGCCGCGCTCGGGCCGCTCGAGGCGCGCCTGGCGATGCTCGCGGAGAAAGTCGCGAGCCTGGAACCCCTGATCGGCACCATGCGCGAGCGCGTCGCCGTCACCGAAGCGCGCGAGCCGATCCCGGGGCCGCCGGGGCCGGCGGGCGCCGATGGCGCGAAGGGCGCCGATGGGCTGCGCTGCGATGCGCTGGTGCTCAGCCAGGACGACGCCGACGCCGGCCTGATCACGCTGGCCTATACGCAGGGCGACGCGCGGGTACCGCTCGGGACGGTGCGCCTCCCGATCACCCGCTACAGCGGCGTCTACGAGGCCGGGCGGGCGTATGTCAAGGGGGAGCAGGTCACATATCAGGGCTCGCTCTGGTGCTGCGAGGCGCCGACGCGGGAGCGCCCGGGGACCGACGGCGACGGCTGGGTACTGCAAGTCAAGCGCGGGGGCGGGCGGTAATGTCGACGCTCCTGACCCTGGCCGAGGGCAAGGCGCACTTGCGGCTGACGACGCCGCCGGGCCATGCCGACGACGCCGATCTCCAGCTAAAGCTCGACGCCGCCGAGGCCTTCGTCCTGCGGTACGTCGGCCGCTCGACGCACGGGCTCGAGGTCGTCGCCGGGTGGACCGATGCGACGACGACGCCGCCCGACGCGCGCGCGGCGATCCTGCTGATGCTGGGGCTGTACTGGCGCTTTCGCGGCGATGATCTCGACGGGGTGACGCCGGCCTTCGACGTCCAGGACGCGCCGCCGGTCGTCGTCTCATTGCTCCGGCGCTTCTGTGATCCGGTGCTGGCATGAGTGCGGGGACGCGGACGAAGTTCGTGACGCTCGACGGCCCCGGCGTGGCGGTGCCGGACCCCGACGGCGGGTTCGTGGAAGGCTGGGCGCCGCTCGACCCGCCGACGGCGTATGCGGCGATCAACCCGGCGACGGCGCGTGACCTCGAGCGCGCCGCGAGTGGCACGGTGATCACCACGGCGTCGCACCTGATCGAAATGGCGTATCACCCGGGCGTCACGACCGCGGCGCGGATTCAGTATGCCGACCCCGAGAAAGGGACGCGCACGTTTCAGATCACCAGCGTGCGGAACCCCGACGAGGCGCGGCGCGACCTGGTCATCGTCGCCGAGGAGATGCTCTAGTGGCGAAGGCCGTCCGCATCTATCTCGACGGGTTTCTCGACACCCGGCGGCAATTTCAGCAGCTGCCGCAGCAGGTCGCCGTGCAGGCGCAGAAGCACGCGACCCGGCTCGCCGAGGAGGCGGTCAGCGCGATCGGCGCGGCCTATCCGACGCGGACCGGCGACCTCGCCGCCGGCCTGAAGGTCGTCCAGGTGCCGCACCCGTGGACGGCGGCGGTCGCGCGCGTGGTCAATACGGTGTATTACGCGAAGTGGTTCGAGCAGGGGACACAGGCGCGGCATACCAAGTGGGGCGCCAACCGCGGGTCGATGCCGGCGCGGCCGACGCTGATCCCGATCATGATCCGCTATCGGCGGCAGTTCACCGAGGACGTCGCGGCGATGCTCGAAGGGTTCGGGTTCACGGTGCGCGGGAGCGCCTGACGTGTCGAGCAGCGTCGAGATCGATCGCGCGCTGGCGGCGCGGCTGCAGGGCGATGCGACCCTGGCCGGCCTGCTGCCGGGCGGCGTCTGGTGGGACGAGGCCGGGCAGGGCAAGACCGCCTTCTGCCTGCTGGTGCTCGAGAGCGCGCACGACGCCGGCCAGATGCACGCCACGGGGCCGGGCCGCGCGACCGAAGATCTGCAGTATCTGGTCAAGGCCGTGACGCTGGGGAGCTCGCCGTCGGCGGCGATCAGCGCCGCGGCGCGGATCGACGTGCTGCTCGAGGATCAGCCGCTGACCATCAGCGGGTATCACTGCTGCACCATCGCGCGCGTCGAGCGGGTGCGCGGGACCGAAGTGGACGACGTCGATCCGACGATTCGCTGGCAACACCACGGCGGGCGCTATCGCGTGCTCGCCACCCCGACAGGAGCACCCACATGATTCGCGCAGGACGTAACGGGCTCGTCAAGTACGACCCGACCGGCGGGGCGACGACCGTCGCGATCGCGTCGATCAAGGCGTGGACGCTGAGCCTCGCCACCGAAAAGATCAATGTCACGTGCTTCCAGGATCAGAACCGCGTCTATATCCCCGGGATGCGCGACGTGTCCGGGACGCTCACCGGGTTCTGGAACTCGGCGGATATGACGCTGATCGAGGCGACCGAGGCGACGACCCCCGGGACCCTCGCGCTGATTCCCGATTCGACCGACGGGACGCCCGCGCATGAATTCACGGGGCTGGCGTATCTCGACGCCGAGATCAACACCGACGTCGAAGGCGCGCCCGAGCTGACCGGC